ATTAGAGAAGTCTGTTGTATCAAAAGTAATAGGATATGCAGTCGTTGTATTAGCTACAGTTTGGTCTGTTCCATCTTGGAACGCACCATAAGGCGCAGAATCAGCAAAAGCAGCAGCAGAGGCTGGCGCAAATAGGATTACGCTATCTGGGCCTATCCTTCGGTCTGTCAAAGTGGTAGTAGTTGCACCACCAGTCGCTAGAGTAATCGTTCCTGTGTTATTGGTCTTGCCATCCATGATGCCACGAACCACCTCTGCCACGGCTCGTTGGTCACCACCGAAAGCAGGTAGGCTTCTAAACATCAGCGAACCCCTTGACCAACAACATCCACATCAATAGCTACAGCGTTTTTCCAGTCTGCACCAGTTGGAACTAACTGGAGTCTGTGGTATCTACCAGAACTACGCAAAGAAACCCTGTTCTCTGAGTCTGCTGCTACTGCTGTACCATAATTAACACTCTGGCTTAACAAAGCACGAGAAGCTACCGCAATAGTCGCTGAACCATTGTCAACTTGTGGACGAGCCAATGTCACTACAGAAACACCACCTAAGTCAATGTCGCCAGTAGAAATCTGACCTGTAAGGTTTGCGCCTGTGTATGTGTAAACCTTTGCGCCTAGCGTACCGCCAAGGAAGTATTTACCGCCAACATACAAACGAGAGTCAAGGCTTGTTGTCAATGCGTCAATAGATGAGTTAATGCTATCCAACTGCTCAAGAGTTACAGACGCTGTAGAGGCTTCAGACAAATAGTCTGTACCTGCATCTGCATATGTCCACTTCTTCGTTGCAAAGTTGTAAATAATCAGTTTACGATTTCCATCGATAGCAACATAGTTCCATATAACCAACTTGCGAACAGGGTCAACAGCAGCAGACATAGAACCATAATCAGATTCTGAAGCGTCCTCAATAAAGAATCGGTCAACCTTTTCACTTCCAATTGGTTGAATCGTTTGACCATCGCATAAATAGAAACCATCGTCAGATAAGAAGAATGTGATACCTTGGTACTGAGCAATTGAGCCAGCAACCATACAACCCTTGTTACGAGAGATATTGTCAAACTGGAAAATGAATGGTGTACCAACATAGGTCATTCGGCTAATGGCTCTTTCTAAGAAGACCAAGCCAAACTCACCACCACGAATACCTACAATTTGACCACCATCAGGAATATCTTGATAGTCAGACTGAGTGTTTACATCCTCTGTCCAATCTGTTTCATCATTGATTGCAGACCAGCGAACACGATATTGTTGCTGTGCGCCACTCTCATAAGTGTTAGCAACAACTACAAAGTCACGCACCACAGTAATGTACTTAGCAACAGGTGCAGAAGCGTCCAAGTCAGCAAATGAAGTTGATGTTCCTAGCGTCCATGCTTGCAACTTGTCAGCATTGTTTGTTGTGATGACAACCTTGCCAAACTGAGTAAAACGAACCTTATCGTTAATGCCAGTAGTCATGCCTGACTTAACCAGAGTCAATGCGCCAACACCATCAACTGTATAAATCTTAGTGTTGCCAGATGTAAACAACTGAGTGGTTGAGTCTGGATTCTTGGCAGCGTATAAGGTGAATAGTTCTTCCGCAGCAGTACCAGAAAAGGCTACAGCACTCGGGAAAGGGCCGTACCCGATAGCCTGAGAAACTACATTCTTAGCGTCTGTCAATACGCCAGAAATACCTGACTGGTCAGGCATCCACTCACCAAGTTGTATTCTTTGTGTAGGCATATCAGATATATGTTGTTTGCATTGCCAAAGGAACGCCAGAGAATTGACCCTTCTCATCAGAACGAGTCAACGAATTCATAGCCCTGTCAAACATAGTTCCCCATGTGTTAACACGAGCATCATTCATCAGGTAAGGCTCTGCTTCTAGCAAAGACGCATACAAAAGCAAATCAGGACACACAGTCAAGAATGTATTTGATGTATTGCTATCACTCAAGAAAGGAGGCGCAATAGAGTACACCAAACTCAATTCATAGTTGCCATCAGGAATAGGTGCTAACTTGAATGTAGTTGCCAATACTGTGTAATTTAATGGCTTACCTGCATCCATGCTTCGTGAGTTACGAGAGAACAAAGATGGAGATTCATAGTTCAATGGCATTACTGGATTACCAGCAACTACAAAATCTTTTACTTCCAAGAAGTCAGATGGGATATTAACTGTTGCTGTACCTGATGTGCAGGTCAGCGTTGTAGTTGACAACATCTGGCGAATACGCAAGTCTCTACGCAAGCGTACTTCTGCCAAACGAATGAAATCTGGGATTTGAGTTGTTAGGTCTGAACGAGCCAAGTATCCTGCGATAGTTGTCTGTAGTTCAGCATAGGTAGTAAAACTCATACAACTCCTGTTCTAGTGCGCCATGCACGATTCAATGGGTCATTCAGAAAAGCAGCAAAACGCTTCTCATCAAGCACAGCATAACCACGCATGATGCCTTGTTTGTTAAGGTCATCAATAACAGTTAATGGGATAGACGCAACCTTATTGCCGAACAAGTTGTCAGACCATCTTGCTCGCTCATCAAAGGAGTTATATTCCTTTTTGTTCTGCTCAACAATGGCAGAAACATCTTGACGAGTTTGAATGATGATGCCACCTTCACCATCGGCATGAACAGCAGTTTCTCTAATCTTTTCCATAACCTGATTCTATCAGTTTGATTAAAAAAGAAAATGCCCCAGAGGGTTAAGTCTGAGGCATTTTTCGGAGTTACCTTAGATTAAGGTGTCAAGTCAGCAATGATGCCGTGAGCAGCTTGGTTTTTAACTTCCAAGGTGTACTCAGCCAACAACTGTGTAGACTCATTGTCACCAGTCACAGCCAACTCGTTGGTCTGGAAAGGACGCAAGTAAGCGATAGCAGCCATGTCTGGGTCAATGATAAACGCTGTCTCATCGCATGAGTTGGTAGAAGTCATAAAGCGGTTGGGAACAACAGAAATTGTACCGAAGTCGCTCATATAAACATCGGCCGCGGCCACGATTGTGGTAGGGCTGTTTGATGGGGCCATGAAACGCTGTGCAGCGATACCAGCGAAAGCAGAAACTACTTGCTTGTGTGCAGGGTTGACCATCAACACTTTAGGATTGCCACCAGAAGCGTAAACTTCTTTAATGACAACTTTCAAAATGTCTTCTGTAAAAGTGCGGTTTGTGCCGTTGGTACGAGCAGTTGTACCCAAGTTACCAGCAACACCATCAGTACCACCATCATAGTTGCTGTTCAACCATGCTTGCAGACCACCCAATTTACGAGCAGTAGTGGAGTCACCATTGGCGGCAATCTGGTTGCTCAACAATGATGTTTCCATGTCTCGCTTAATTTCGGCCGATGCTTTCGCCAGTTGATAGGCTTTTTCTGACTTGCGGCCAGCTTTGTCCACGCTCTGCAAAGTGCCAGAAATCTTGATTGTTTTCTGTGCAATCTGAGTGCGGTTACCAACACGAGTTGTTGGAGACATAGTAGCGTCAGACGCTGTGGCCCCTTCAACTGCGTAGTTCGTCAAAACGCTGGCGGCAAGACTATCTGTTTGCCATTCGTGATAAACAGCAGTAGCCTTTGTTTTGCCAATGGAAGACATGAAAGGTGTGTCTGTGGGGCTGATGTTATAGATAACATCCGAAAGGTCTTCTCGCATACCGATAGCGGTATAGGTTTGATATGTAGCCATGTTAATACTCCAAATTTAAAAGAATCGTTCAAATGCTTTTGCTGCGTCTTGGACTTTGCCAGTTTCACGCAACCTTTGCATTACCTGTTTATCTTGTGACGATTTTGTAGGAGGCGCAGAAGTCCCAGAACGCATCATCTTAGGGGCAGCCTGTAGTTTCTTGGTTAACTCAGGTTTGCTCTTTTGAAGTTGCTCATACTTCATTGCTTTATACAAACTCACCACAGCCCGACTGTCATATACAGAACTGAGTTCTTGGTCAGTCCATCCTACAGACCTCGCATAATCTCGAATTTGCTTTCGGATTGCATCGCCCTGCGGAGTAGCCAACTCAGGAATCAGACCAACTAGCTTTTCAGATTCTTGTCGGAGATGGTTTTGCAAAGAGGCTTGATGCTCGGCTTGTTGCTGTTGTGCAATGCGTTGCTGTTCTTGCCTTACTACTGCCAACTGCTTCTCACGCTGATTCTGTTCAGCTACCGCTACCGCATAACCGATAGGGTCTGTTTCCTTTAGAACATCTAAGTCCACACCCTGATTTTGCTGCGTAAGGAAGCTATCCAACGCTTGC